TGGAGCGCCTGCACCAGCGCTACACAGCGTTGCGTGCGTCACGCGAGCGGATGGAGTTGTTTAAGGAAGCAAGAGCGCTTTAGCGCTTCTTGGCGTAGAAGAGTGTACGGTCGCCAAACAGATAGAACCCTACCGCTGCTGCGAAGTTATCAACCGACTCTGATGACTGACCGTTAAGTTTTAGCGTCGCCCAAGTTATCAGCACGATCAGCGCAACGCCTGGTCGCATGAGCCGCACGATCGCCTCGACCCACGGATAGGACGGGTTAGCGCCGCCTGCATCGTTCATGGCCTTGAACATGTTTAAGTCAAGCTCGCGCATCCGCACGTACTCAGTGATGTTAGTGGGCTTATACCCTTCGGTCTGTATAAACCGACCAATCAAGGATTTACCAAGATCAACAGCCAGTGGGCCAAACGCCGCAAGGATCGTTAGCGGGTCCATTAGGGGTAATACTTTCGGTCTAGCTCGAAATGAGGACCATCCTTAAAGGTCTTCCAATCCCCGCCCCACACGATAGCGACGCCTAACTCATTCGCTGCGGCTTTCATGGCGTTAGCGATCTTATGGTACAAAGGCCAAGACCAATCGACTTGGTTGTCTACCCATGCGCCTAGATCAACGGCGTGACCTGTGATGTGACGGCTGTTAAGCGTCTGGCTTGCGCCTGATGCGACTAAAGTCTGTTGACGCTCCGGTGAGCGTAAGCCTTCAAGCACTGTGAAGTCTACGGGCGACATCTCGATCGCACGCTCAACCACCTTCACAAGATCAGGATGAACGCCTTGCAGACGTTCAACCGATCGCCTGCCTAGCTTAAACACCTAAAAGTTTCTTAAAAAAAATAGCAGCAGCGCCAGGGCCGAGGAGCACGGCAACCATGACGGCGTACATGAGGTACTCAAGTTTTTTCATCTTTTGTGAGCCATCATCAAAGCGCTCTTCAACGCGGCTGAATGATTGCTCAATAGACTTATAGCGCTCTGCACAGACGGCCTCGTGAACAGACAAACGCGTTTCCACTTCTTGCTCCATAACTATCTCATCAAATTGTTTTGGTTTGATTGGTTAGGGTTAAGCATGTTGCGCTGCGCTTCCCGTGTCTTTGGGCCTTGGCCGAGCTTTTGCTTAGGCGTCAATCTTAACTGATCTTCGAGTTGTTCGGCTAAATCCATAAGACGCTCACGCTTGGCGACTGCTTCACGTCGCGCTTGCTCAGTCCTTGCGCGTGTGGCTACTTGTTCAAACGCCTCTGCTTTCTCCCTAGCTTTAGTTACTGCGTCTTGGACCCATTCACGATCCATCATTTTGTTGGCAATCGCTTTATCGTCTAGCGATTTAAATCCTGGCGCAACATCCGCTAAATCAACTTTGGTGCGGCTCCAAGCAACCTTTTCCGCAGCGGTCATGTCAAACGTGCGGCCAGACGCTACTTTTTGCGCGGCAGACTCTAAGCTAGCACCAAAGTTTTGAAACGTCTCAGGCGTTGCACCTTTAATACCTTCGCTAGTTGTGCGTAAACGTCCCGTTGTCGGGTCAAGTTCTAGCACTACCTCACCACGCGTAGGCTGACGTTTAGCCGCAGCTTCTGCCGCTTGTATTGCTTCTGCTTGAGCACCAAGTTCACGCGACATTTGGGCGCGTCTAGCATCTTCAGCGCGAAGTGCATTGATCGTACTCGCAGCGCTTGGGGACGGTAGTAAACGATTTTGAGGCTGAGGTACGCCCGTTACAATCGGCTGCGGCGGTACACCAGGCTGTGATGGTACGAACACAAAATTAGGTTGGTATGGTCCTTCGCCGCGCATCAACACGCGCATCTCTGGCTCATACGGCACCAGCGATCTTTCGCGTGGGATAGGAGGCGCTAATGATGGTTGGGGTTCAGCTACCGGAATACGTCGATCACGTATCGTTAGTCCTGCTTGATACTCAGGCGACGCAAGACGATTAGCAGCTATGCGTTGCGCTATCTCACCAGCGCCCGCGCCTAACACCGACCCTAACGCAGCACCAGGATACCCGCCAAGTGTGTACCCACCTAAACCACCTAACGTGCCTGCAAAACCTGTACGTCCGATGGACGCCATAGCTCCTAACGGCGTGCTTACCTTGGGGCTAAACACATCAGGAAAGTTACCGGCAATTCGACCCAACGATTTAACGTCGCCAGTAAGTACGTTGTCTTTAGCAGTGATACGCGACAGTTTCTTAGGGTCTACTAAACCTGTATTGAAGTCCGTTGCGTTTTCATACACATAAGTACGCGCCATCTTTTGCCGCGCATCTCTAAACTGACTGAGCAACTTAGGGTTAGAAATGTTGGACTCAATCATTGACTCCAACGCGTTAGCGACCGCTAAGTTAGTGTCCGCTACATCTAGCGCTGCCAAGTCAGCGTTTTTGTTGTCGTACGTTTTACGTGCGCGTTGACGCAGTGTTCTTACGTTTTCAAGCAGTTGATTGCCCGTTAAACCCGCATCGACTTTTACTAAAGCATCATCAATGATGCCGTTAATTGACGCTGCATAACGGTCAGACCCAATCAACGATGGATCAGGACGCAAGCTATCAAGTTGTGTTTTTACTGCTTGGTCTGCCGTTAACGTAGGTAATTTTCTAACCTCGTTGTACGGCCCTGCTAATTGTTCTCGTGCCTTAGCAAACGCGTCTCTGTTTGTAAGTTGCGTTGTCTCAGGAAGGTTAAGGTCTTTTAACGCGACTTTACGTACTTGCTGTTGGTTAGTTGATGCAATGGTTTGTTTACCGCGCTCACCCGCCATGCCAGCAAGTGTTCTAGTTGCAACGCCAGGTTGAATATCGACAGGATTAATGACGATCCCTAAACGCTGTGCTTCTTTAGCGGCGTCGATCTGAGGCCCGCGAGCATAATCTTCTAATGATTGGCGCTGGCGCCGTGGCTCAAGAATACTTTTTTCTAAGGGTAATTTAGCGCCTGCAACCACGTCAGCAGCCAACTCCGTACCTACCCTCGCAGCGGCTTGTGCCGTAGGTTTGGCTTTTTTAGCGGCTACGGGAACTAGCGTTCCCATCATGTTTTCTACGTCAAGCGTCGGTATGCCTGTCTTTTCAGAAATCCATTTAGCGCCTTTCTGAAAATTCTGTCCTATGAAATCCACAAGCTGGCGACCAACTTCTTGCTCATACTCTGGCGTACCTACGACACCAAAAGCGCGGCCAAAAGGTTTTTCAATCTTACCGGCGATGCCTTGCGCGGTTGCTTGCGCTTGTTCAGGCGTCGAACCAATCCTTGCAAAAGGATAAATAACTTGTTGCGCCACCGCAGGCAGTACCCCACCAACCGTAACGTCTGCTAACGATGCAAAGCCCCTACCTAAGCCGGTCGTAAAGTCACCTCGCCGTGGGCCTGGTATTTCTGATGGCGTTGGTTCGACAGCGGGTGCTTGATATAGTTCAACAGGCGCTGGAGGCGGCGCAGCAAACTCAGCAAAAGGATTTTTTGCTGGTGTTGGAGCGTACTGACTAAAAGGATTCGCGGCCATTTATTTACCTCCCAACACGCGTTTTGCGGCCCCCGCACCAAAAATCTCATCAAACTGTTCAGGAGTGCCTTTTTTAGCTTTTAAAGCGTCAATCGCTGCTTGCGGTATGGGCGTTGCTGCTGGTTTAGCCGCAGGCGCTGTAGATGGTCGAACCGCAGGTTGAGTTGGCGCTCGTCCTGTTGGTATTTGATTGACTAATGATGGTGCAGCTCGTACGTTTTTTAGCTCTGGTCGCTCAAATAGTGATTTACCACCTTCGCCAGCAAACCACGCATCTTCTGCGCCATCGTACGTCTTATTAGCTTTCCACCACTTATCGTAAAAATTACGCTGTTCAATATCTCGGTTAATCTGCGCTTTGGCAACGTTGATAAGGAATTTGTTGGCGTCTTTTGTATTACCTAGTTGAGCGCCGGTCTGCGTGATTCGCTGCGCGTCAGCTTCGGTCTGTGGGCCTTTTTGTTCAAGTTGGCGCTGCAACACCGCCGCAGACGCGTTACCTAAGAATGTTTGAGCGTCGGTTGCGTATTTTTCTGCGTCTTTAACACCTAGCGCCGCTAATACTTTAGCGCCTGCTGCTTTGGTTTCTGTACCAAAACCTGTGTCAAAACCTTTATCAAGAATAGCAATATTTGACTCAAGCGCCGGTAATGAACGTGCGCCGATCCGCGCAGCATCCGATATAGCTTCGTACTGCTTAACCAACAATTTGCCTCGGTCGCTTTGTTCAGCTTTTTCTTGCGGAGGTAAATTGATATTTTGTACAGGCCGCGTCATGGCGGCTATACGTACCTTTTGCGCTTCTTCTTCCGGTGTTAGTAGTCGATCTGGTCTACTAGCCGTTGCCACACGTATTTTTTGCGCCTCTTCTTCTGGCGTTAACAGTCGATCAGGTCTACTTGCTTGAGCAATACGTATTTTTTGCTCTTCTTGTCCTGGGGTTAACATTCTTTCTGCTGATTCTATGCGTAAAGCGTTTTCAATTTGCGTTTTTATTAGTTGTGCTTCCGCTCTAGCTGCTGGTGAGTCAATATTGACTACTTGTCGAAAACGGTTTTGTAATTCTCTAACTGTTGGGCTTACTGTTAAGGTAGCGGCAGGGGCAGGCGCAGAGGTTGCAACAGGTGCAGCTAAGGCGTTTACAGGTGCTGGCGCGGGAGCAGCAGCGGCTGAAGGCGCTAGCGCGTTTACAGGTGCAGCGGTTAGGGTTGGTGCGGGCGCAGGGCTAGGTGCACCTTCTGTTTGACGTAAGTAGTCTTCGTATCTCTTTTGGTTATCTAACTTTTCAAATATAGAAATCGCTGTCTTTACAAACTCAGGTCTGCCCGTCTTAAACATTGCTTCAGCAGCAACTCTTAAATCAGGTGGTCCACCTTTAGCCGTAATTGACGATTGAATCTGCGACAACGCGTCGCGCTCTCGCATAATCTCATCCATCTTAAGCGCGTTAAACTGCGCCGCAGACGCCTTGCTGTACTGCTCCAACGGGTCTTGCAGTTGGATACCTCTATAAGACAGTGCAATGTTTGGATCAACGAGGGCCATAATTAGCCTCCATAACCTTGAGAATAATACCCACCTTCATAGATAGGCGCAGGTGTTGCTGCTTCTTGTGGGCGCAAGGCGTTCAAAAAGTTCTGGCCCTGCTGATAATTCAAATACGTACCAAGACCTTGTGTCAGTGCGTTCGCGCCGCCCACGTACCCTGACGCTCTTGCCTGAGCGGCTGCGCCCAGTGCCTGACCGACGTTGCTTGCCATCGCTTGACCTGCTTGGCCTAGTTGATTCGTCGCCGTCTGGCCGACACCAGCCAACGATTGCAGTGGGTTAAGACGGGCGTTACGCTCTGCCTGATAACGGTTAAACGCGTTCATGTACTCCTGCGAAGCTAGGTCTTGACCGTATCGTTGGGCACCTCTTAACATGCCACCTGACAACAAGCCACCTCGTGCTGCGGCTGATCGCTCTAACGCTTTCATACCTTCTTGCATACGAAACGCGTAACCTGGGTCTTGCTGAAACTGCTCCATCCCAAACGGCGTATATTCAGTCGCAAGCGGCGTTAGTTTGTTGAGCGCGGTAATGCCCGCCTGACGCCAAGGCTCTTGCAGCTCAACCTGACGCTCAAACTGCTGCATCTGCAAGTCAGCAGCGCGATTAGCCGCGTCAGCTTGTGTGCTAGCGGCTTTCTTAGATGAACTGGCACCAAAGAGTGCGCTACCTATAATTGCTGCGGGTAACATCCATGCAGCCATAATTCTCTCCTTTATACGCCTGCGCTGAAGTGATGGTGGATCATTAGGTTACTTCTCGCCCACTGACGCGCATATTGATGGCGCTACCTGTGCCAGCGATGGTGCTAATGAAATCACCTGCGCCAAGCACCTGACCGACCAACTCAGGGAACGTATAGACTTCCGACGCCTGAAGCGTCTTGGTCTTCGTGATCAAGTTCGTGTTACCCGCCGAGCCTGCGGCTGTGACAAGGTTGACGCTGATCGTTGCAGCGCTGGCGCTGTAGTTAGTGGCCGTAAACTTATCAATAATCGCCGTCACACCTGTTGCGGTATATTGCGTGGTTTGTGACGATTCGACCGTCTTGGCCGGAACGAGCACTTTAACAGTGACTGCCATTATTGGACCCCTTCAATGTTATTGCTAACAGTAAGAATAATGCTCGGCACAGCCGGATAGAACGCAGACGACGCAAAGGCTTGCACCACCACCGTCACATCATCCACCGCGTACATAACCTCAACGTAATCGCCCGCGTTAAGCGGAAAAAAGTACCCAATAGTAGCAAGTTGTTCAGAATTATTGCCTTGCAAACGTAGTTGGCTGTTGCTGTTAGGCACGTCAACGCCGTTAATTCGAGGCCATACCCAAAAGATACCTGTACCACCCGTTGTTTTGTCAAGCTGAATACTGAACAAAAAATTATAGATGCCGCGCTCATCGACGTAAACTCTTGATGTGGGCGACCCTATATAAACGCCATTGCTAACGTCCGTGGTATCAAAAGTGATCGCGTAAGGTGTGTTGATAGCAGCCGCTGTTTGAGATGTAGTGTCATAAAACTGACCGTATCTTGACCGCTTAAACTCTCTTGGCGGCGGCGTTACTTGTAGGGCTTGAATCTGACTTTGTAGTTGCGCGATCTCGTTGATCAAGTGCTCAGGCTGCGTTTCTAACTTCTGACGCAACTCATCAATTTGTTGCTGTAACGAGCCAAGCTCACTAGGCGGCTGCGTATGCACGTCTTGGTCAAGCGCTTGGAGCGCAGCGTCATAGGACGCTACAAGGGACTCTAGCCCTAAGCTAGCAATCCCATCATTAGCCGCCGTATCGGATATGCGGTACAACGATAGAAAAAACTGATACCAGGCGCGGTCGATCAGCCCTGTACGTGCGTCGAAGAACGGCACACGCGGTGGCGTGATCGGTGTCGGCGTGGCGCTAGGATTAGGCATTGGTGGGGCTGATCAAGAGTTCTGCGCCCATAAGCGCTGTCTTCACGGGATCAGTCATCGATAGTTCGTATACGCGGTCGCGCAACTGGAGCGTCATACCGAGCCTACGGAACCATACGCGACGGTAATATTCACCGATCTTGCCAATTGACGCGGTGCGGTAATTCGACCACGTATGTCCACCGTCATCTGACCAGCGCAGCATGACCTCTGGGTCAGCACCTTGTACGCCGTCCATCTCTTCATCAATAAAGTAAGCGCCGTCTTCAGAGACTAAGAAGTAATTGTTAGGCTCAATGATGTCGGTAGTGATGTAGATGGACTCCACAGACGTGTCTTCGTCGATGATGGAGTCGCCACCTTCAGACAGTAGAAAATAGTTGTTAGCCTCTATGACATCCGTGGTCAAGTACATGTCTTGCAAAGGAACACCGTTTAGGCCGACACCCGACTCGATGTCGATCTGCATGGAGTGCTGCGCGGTGCGCTTTAGATTGTTCTGACCTGTTGGCAGCGCTCGCCACGACCTCAACCACTTCTGCGTCTGACCGTTATCGGCGTAAGTATCTAAGTCAAACGCGTAGATATTGCCGTTTTCGTAGTCGCCAACGACAATCTTAGTATTAAACGCCATCTGACAGTTGCTGCGATGACGCGTAAACGATCCATTGTTCCAGCCAGCCCGTTCATGCCATGCGCCTGTTGCGACATCATAGACCCATGTTGCGTTGGCGCTGGGGAAGGTTAAGACGTAAAAACTATGGCCGTCTTGCTGATAGGTGTACGCGATGGCATCCGTTAAGTTGCCGTACTGCTGGATTTGCCACTCGACAGCGTGCGTGCTGATGCGCTGGCCGGTGTAGCCATTAGCGCGGTAGACGATACCTTGCCCGCGAGCATCTGCGCCCAACCAAAACAAACCGTTGTCCATCTTGGCGATGGTGTAGGCAGATATACAACCGATCTCGTTAAACGCGCCTTGGATGCGCTGAAGCGGAAAGTCTGATGATCCTGTGTCGTACCAAACTTCAACCGTACCTGTGCCGTAGACCCACACTTCTCGATGGTCAACAATAAGCCCCACTACGCCATCGGGCGATCCTTCGGCGCTGGCAAAATCAAGCGGATCGATCGACGTACCATCAAGTAGTTGCGTGACCCAAATGCGTTGGCTGTTAGGCTCGTTAAAAACAAAGTAGCCGTCAAGATAGCCAACCGTCACTGCGCCAGGAAAATCTACATCTAAAATCTGCGCGAACGTACTGGTGAGGTTGTTGTAGATGTAACTTGGGCCATTAGCCGCTATGAATAGCTGCGTCCCGTTATCTGCCATGCTAACAGGGCCAGTGCCTGCAATAGCGCCTAATAGCGTGGCGGTGTAGCTCGTATTGATCTTGTACAGGCTGTTACCTGAAACAACAAACGCGGTACTGTTATCAGAAGAAAAAGTCCATAGCCCACGAATAGGGCCGTTGCCGATCGTTGCTAGTTTCAGTAAACCAGGGCAGCGCTGAAGAAACGCGGGTTCTTTGCCGCCCTCTGGCACAACTTCGGGAAACAAATTGACCATCCTCGCATCGGCTGCGTTGACGGACCGTGCAACGTAAGACGAGCCTAGAATCGGCGTTTTCATCAGAAATTGTTTGCGTAAATATTATAGCGTTGACGCGTTGCAACAATCGGGTATGGGATCGCCATAAGATCGCCAGGAAAGTTGATACGCTTAAGATTGCGTTTGCTTGTCATGGCGATACGCTGCACTTGAGGCGAAGGCTCAATACCAAACTCAGGCGCCAACTCACAGGCTAGGTTGTACCGAAATGCACGTAAATAGCCAGGTGGGAAGTACATATCCGTGGCAACGCTTGACACTTCATTGAGCGTTTCCACCGAAACAATATGCCACTCCAGCGCTTTGATAGGCACTGGATAGATGGTCATTTCAATGTTAGGGAACGTATTGTTAACCCATAGAACCTGCGGGTACGTTGATGTCACCGTCTTAAACGCGATACCGTCGTACTGCTGCTGGTTGATCAACTTAACACCAAACGATAGCCCTGACGATGGGTCTTTGAAGTACGTTGCGTCGTCCACTTCAATAGGACGGTTACCCACAAAATCGCCTGTTGGTCCTAACGTGCGCGAGATGACGTTGGCGGGCCAAGTAAATACTTGATCCTGCGTACTGAATACTGACAGGCGCTCGGTATCCCAAGACTGAATCATCTGATTGATAGCCATGATTGAGTCTTGCATGACTGCCGCAGAAGGTGTCTCACCCTCCGCTAACACGCCTAAGAGTCTAAGAGAACCATCAATAATTTCAGCAGCGGTCGTCATACCTCAGTCTCCTGAATCCTACGGCTGCGGCGACGAGGTTGAAGTTCGTTAACAGGCTCAATGTCGTCCGACGCAGACTCAACGTTTACCTTGTTAGGATCGTAATCCTCCCAACCATTCTCTCTGTCACGGTCAGCTTCCATGTCAGATATTGCAACTTTAGCACCATGCGTAGGGTGGTGGAGATAGATGACAGCCATAATTTAATCGGGGGCCGAAGCCCCCTTCCATCCTTTAGATTTACGACGCCATCACAATCCAATCGGTGCCATCACAAACCAACATCGCCCAAGCGCCAGCCGTTGCAGCAAGAATTGCTGTGCCTGCGGTGCCAGAGTTAATAGGTTTGACGTTCGACGACGCCGAAATGACTGTGTAGCTAGCCGACAGGTTCTTGATCCACACTACACGACCTGTATTGGCCGACGCGGTGGGGAACGTAACCGTAACGTTAGCCGAAGCTCCATTACAAATAACGAAGTTTTCGGTCGCGCCTAGAGAAAACGAAGCCGTCTTAGAGACGGGCGCGTTCAAGTCCAGTTGCGTGCCATTTAGTGCTCCTGTCACCGCAACTGAAGCACCAGTAATGGCACCAGTAACGGCAACGCTTTCAAATTCGGGATCGCTGTACGCGACACCGACAGCTTTGGTGTTTGGCATTTGCTTGTCCTTTTAAGAATAGGGGGCGAACCCCCTATCAATTACGCAATCCGATAAGCCGTCCAAGTGCCAACACCGGTCTTGCGGGCGAGCCACTGCGACGATGTATTGGCTGATACCGCAGCAGTGCCAACAATTGTCCAACCCGTACCTGCGGTCACGGTTACAGCATCCGTACCATCGATATTGACAACTGCAAACGTAAACGCTGCGTTAACTTTAGCTGCTGAAGAAATTTCATCTTCAAGCAACGCAACGGTAGGCAGCGTCATAGCGCCAGCGGTGCCATCAAACGTAAACAACCCGTTTGCCAGTTGAGCCGCTGTAACCGTAGCCGCGCCGGTAAGCGCAGTAGGGGCGCCTTGAACAAACAACAAAGCCTCGCCGGTATTACCGTCGTTGTACTGGTATCCACCAGCACCATTAGGAATTGCCATGATAAATCCTTTCAAAAAATAATTTGGTAGGGGGCCGTAGCCCCCTTGTTGATTAGCCCCAGAGACGAACGCCCATTTGAGGACGAATCACGCTGTAGCCGTACAGCACGTCAATACGGCAGGGCATACGGTCGTTGTTGATGTCGTACTGGCGAACAATACGCATCGAAATACCGTTATGAACCTGACGCGACGCCATGTCAACGCCTTGCGGCATCATCAGATCGGCAGTAGCGAAAGTGATTGCGTCTTTGTGATAAACGAGGTTTTGTGGGTACTGCGACGATGCAGCGCCGACAAACACGACAGCTTTGCTGGTGGCAGGAAGGCTGTTAACCGTTGCGAGCGCGTTGCTTGCCGAGTACATCGGAGCAACCGTCAAGTTACCTGCGCCAGAACCGTTAAGCGTAACGTCAGTCGTTACAACGAACTGGAACAGCGAACCTGTGGACTCGCGGGTCTGTGGGTTAACTGCGTAGCAGTCAGCCACGGTGAACACGTCGCCAGCCTTAACCGTCGCGTTAGCGCCTGCGCCAGTAATGGCGATAGTGGTTGCGCCTTCGCTGGTAACAGCCGCAGAAGTCGTGCCACCCGTAGCCGTACGCGATCCGGTCGTGAACTGCTTGATCGACTGAGACATGTTGATCTCATCAAACCCAAGCACACCCATACCCATCATGCCATTCTTAAACTGGCGGCTGATGGTGTCGGTGGGATTAAACAAGCCCTTCATGCCTTCAACCAGACCAGCGTTAGCAGCGGGGTTAACCGTAGCGTAACGGGGCGACATAACAGCAGCGTTCTCGTTAAGTTTCTGCTGTGCTTGCAACAGAACCAACGAGGTTGCGGGCGTTGTACCAGGTGTGCCAACCGTGTTACCGATGTACTGGTATGAGTTAGCAACGTCAGCGTCGATGCTAGCAGCAAGCTGGCTAATACGAGGCTTAAGCACGCGCTCTGCGAAGTCGTCCAACTGCAAAGTCAATTCAGCAGAAGTAAAGTTAACGCCAATGTGCTTTTGCGACGCAACGGTCAACGTGGTGAACTGCTCGTTGTCGCTTTGGACTTGAAGCGCTGCACCGTCGGTAACAAGTGCGCGGTCCGGTAAGCGGATACGCAGGGTTGAACCAATCTTAGCGCCTTCAACAGCAAAGCTGTCGTCGTACTGACGATTGACGTTGCGGGTTAAGACAAGATTATTCTCAAGGATTTCAAGCGCCTTGCGAGTAATCATGTCGATGGTAAGTAGACTATTTGCCATGACAATTCCTTGTTAAAAAAGTTAGCGGATTCGGTTTTGAGCTTCCCATTTCTTAATCTGCCTTTGACGCTCGGCTTCAATCCACTCTGACGTTGACAACTCCTTGATAGAGCGCGGATCAGTCGTGTCTAAAACTCTTGCGTTGCCACCCCTAGGGGTAACAGGCTGAATCGGCGCTGGGGCGCTCGACGATTTCTTAACTGGTGGATTTTCGCTTAATTTAGCTTCAATCTTCCCAATTTCTTTTGCCTGCATGAAAGGCGACAACTTGGCAATACGATCAGCTTCTTTCGGATTAGACCCAAGGTAATACGCCACCTCTGGCCCAACATCAGACGCTTGAATCGTCTCGGCCATCACTGTCGTGATTGGAAGACGTGGGTTGTACGCAACCTGCTCAAAATCTTCGTACTTCGCACGCGCTTCTTCTTCGCGCTCGTGATAGACCTCAAGAACTTCAGCACGCTGTCTTTCTGCTTCACGTCGTGCAAGTAATTCGGCTGCTTTCCGTTCGGCTAGTGCTTCCGCATAGTCTTCGGTCGTAGCAAAATGTTCTTGCGCGGGTAAATCACCAGACGGCATATCGGGCGTTGCAGCCCTCAGCTTTTGTTCCCGTTCCCATTTGCGTTGCTCTCTTGCAAGGCGTTTGCTGATCATCGCATCAAGTTCAGCCTGGGTAAAACGCTTTTCCTCAGTCTGCTCTGGTGCTTGTTCAGCGACCTCCGGCGCATGTTGTGCATTTTCCGTGGTGGCCGTCACCTCCGGTGCTAGCGCGGATTCTACTTCCGCTAAGGCTTCTTGAACTTGCTCAGTCATCATCGTTCCAAAGGAACCCTGGTCTACCGGACCAGTACGGGTAATTAAACTTAAGTCTGGGGTAATCTTACATTAACTGTCAATAGGCAGGCGAAATCAAACTTTTCTGCGACTGCACATAAAAGTTACCAGCCGCTAACGTAACGCTACCGCCAGTGTTATTGGATAAGATCAACGTGGTTGCGTTCGTTGCATTAACGTAGCCAAACACGGTAATCCCTTGTAAATCTTTATCGTAGGACGCGGTAACCATATCGCCTAGCGCAGCACCAGGTGTCGTTATGTTGACGGTCGCTCGGCTACCATTCGTGATTGTTGTTGATCCATACGCTTGCGTACCATACGCAACTGGACCTTGGTAGCTTGTGGTCGTAGATAGAACGCTTACGTTGCCAGTTTTGTTAGTGGCAAATTGATTGCCTGTAACCATCAAACCTGCTAATAGCGCACTTTGCTCTACATAGCCGTAGGTTTGTGTGCCGCCAGCACCGTTTGAGTCGTAGCATAAGTTATTGCTAAACACGGAATAGTTAGCGTTGTACGTTGATGTGCCGTACCTTGCAACGATGCCTGGTGAGTTAGCGGTTTTTCCGTTGTTAAAACAGTAGTTGTTAGAGCAAATACTGTTTTTGCCCCCTTGGTCGATACCGCTGCCAGCGTTGTCAATACAGTAATTGCCGGAGATGATAGATAGCGCAGCCCAATTTTCGATACCTTGACACACGTTTAAGTTAACGTCTGTACCAACTGAATCACCACAATAGTTATTTAAGATTTGCAATGACTTGCAATTTGGGTCTTGTTCAGTGGTAATTCCACCACCAAACTTCCAGCCTGATATGTAGTTGTTCGCAATTGTGCTTGCAGACATCGACACATTCATGGCGCTGTTCAACATGATGTTGTTTGAAATAGTCGATTGCGTCACAACACCTGCTGACGTAGAGACTAAAATAGCTTGGTTTTGTGTATTAACCGCTGTGTTTCGCTTGATGTAGTTGCCGTCAAACAGATAGCGCGAGCCACCGTTGGCGATCAAACCAAACCTGTCCATATTGATAAAGCGACAGTTGATAACCTTAACGTCTGTGCAAAGCTGGAAAGCAACTAGACCAATGTTAGTGGCAACTGTGTAGCTGCCGCCGTCAAACGTCAGACCTTCAATGACTATGTTTGTTTTTGCCGCGCCGAAGATGAGGTCGGTAGTAGGTGTAGTGGTGCAAGTGATGGTTGCGTTATAACCAAGCAACGTGATATTGGATACCAAGTTGACTTGGGTGCTTACCACGTAAGTACCACTAGGAAAGTAGAGCGTCTTCCCTGCTGATTGTGTAATAGCCGTTTGGATGGCTGTGGTGTCATTCGCCACACCATCACCCACAGCGCCAAAATCCTTGACGCTAACCATTTGCGACAACTTATTGGATACGTTGGTAGCCGTGCTGTTTGAAAACGGTGGCGTGTAAGATATTTGAGTCGCAGTGCCATAAGACGACCCGTTGATTTCTGAGTTCGTAAATTTAACTTTCTGGCCTGCTGTTAAGCCTGAGTTAAATGTCACCGTGGTGCTGTTGGTTTCTGTATAGGCGTATTGCGCTCCTGGCCCGTACTGGTTGATACCGTCAACAAACACGGATAGGCTGTTTGTACCTGGCGCGTACTGCATCGTGGTCAACGTAAACACAGTCTGACCTGACGTTGCGGTTTGAATCTCTTGACTGTTGGTGTAGTTCAGATAATTAGCGTTAATACCTGTCAAATTATCGTAAGTACCAATCAGCGCTCCAGCACTGTCTCTCAATACAAATTTGTAGCTAAGACCATCCGATAGCCAGATCTCGCCCGATGAGACGCGTCCTGCTGCGTCCAGCACGATTGGGTTTGTATGCGCCGTTGAACCTATTGACGATGTGAAGGTGGCTTGAGGTGTCGTGGTGCCAGCGGCGTATGAGTAGAGTAACCCGCCCGTCAAAGGGTTGCCGCTGCTATCAAAAAACTGTGCTGCCGCGCCACCAAGCGCTGAAATAAAGACGGACATAGCTAACTCCTTATTGCAGCTCTGACGTTAAACTTTTGTTTAACGGACATGATCATCGTCATTATGATCCGGTTTTTCTTGGATTTGAGGCGTTACTTGAACTTTGAGTTTGTCAATCAAGGCAACCACCTGCACGTAAGGCATGGCACCTAAAGCATTCAAAATACTATTAAGCTCGTTAATATTTAAGTCAAGTTTGATATTCTGCATACTCAATTCCAAGGCAAATCAACCTTAGTCGCTACAGGTTGCTTTTGCTCGTCAATCTGGTTTTGCACTTCTTGCTCAATCGACAAAACGCCAGCAGGCTCTAAAGCCTCTTTAGTCCAAGCAATGGCTTGATCGTGCGTTAGTTGATCAAAAGGTAAAAAGTTGTTTGGGTCAGCAGGTTTAAGCATAACAGCATGGTTTGCAGAGGCTGTTAACGCTCCATCAACGCCTCTAACCGTGAAGTTGCTCAAGACCACGGTGTTTGGCCCAGGCGTTTGCATCACCCGCAGCGATTCAATTTTCCAAGTCAATACTGTTGCCATTATGAAGTCCTTTACGCTACAACAGCAAGTTTGCGAACAGTGCCGCCAGAATCTTTGATCTCTATGTAGCCCGCAATCACTAAGATAGTGCCTGTGTACGTTCCGAAACTAACATTACCTGTGCCTTTGGGTGTAAGAAGTATGTCGATGTTTGAGTCGGAACCTCCAGCCATCAATTCAGCACCACTTCCTGTTACACCACCTCTAGCCTGCAAATAGTTAACTGCTGAAGCAAGATTTCCTACCCTAAACTGTTCACCGCCACCAGTGCTAAAAACATGAAAACCGCTATTTTTAGCAAGATATTGAATAACAACGTTAGCATCTGATCCTTGAGCATTAATTTTGACTCGCGCACTAGATGAATTACCACCAGTAACTTCAAGATAATTATAAGAATTTGCCGTATGCGCTACGCGAAATTGTCTGTCGCTAGTATTGGTGAAGAAATCATAAATACCAGAACCAGCAGTAAATAAATTCAGCGAAATATTGGAGTCAGAACCTTCAGTACCTAATATAACATTTGAGCCAGATGGGCTACCGGCAACAGCAAGTCTATTAACGACCGAACCAAATGTGTAAGCAAAAAGGGCGGTGCCGCCATCTGTACCTAAAGATACACCGCCTAAAAAACCCTTGCCAGTAAGTTTAAGTTCAATGTTTGTATCAGTGCCGGTTGTTGCAATCGTTGCTGGATTACCTGTAGACGACCCACTAAGCGTTAAGGTGTTAGCTGTTCCTGGAAGCGCTAAAGCCCCTGCGTCGCTAAGTGTGGCAACCGATTTTTGTATGACCTTACCCGACGTACCATCAAATCTTGCAAGCGCGTTATCTGTAGAAATCGTATCAGCGCCGCTGACATCACCATAATCAACACCTGGCACAGCCGCAGCAATAACACCCGAAGTGGCTTTCAGCACCCCTGTCGTTGATGCAGCCTGTATGCTGTCTCCTGCCGTTCCAGCAAACAACGCAATCTGGTTGTTTACCGAGGAAGATGGGCCACTTACGTTACCGCCGAGATCTGCAATACTTCCAGCCGTGATTTTGTAGCTCGTGCCACTGCGAGCAATAGGTATCTCATCACCTGATTGTGCCGGATTACCACTAGGCAACGCCGATATTTTGATGGTTGACATGGTTAGTCCTTACTTTGATATTTATACCGAATCAGCGCCTACCGAATCAGCAGCGATGGGGGCAGGCACAACCCACTGACGAGTTGCTTCATCGGACCAAACCATTTGAGCTATTGCAACTACTTTTTCGGGTTGGCCCGTTAAATCTTGCCCAGGCGTTAACGAAGAGCGATGGTATGTTTTTGTTAGTTCTTTGCCATCTTCAATAATGCGTGTGGCTTCACGGTAAAGTATAATTCCGTTTTCTTGAATAGTAATTTGATCTACAATTGTTTGTTTAGTAATCATAACGATGCTCCTTTCCAGTTTAAGAATCCACTTAAACTAATTAAACAAAATAAAAGCCTCCAAAACTAAGTTGACCCGCCGCGTCATAACCTAGTCCCGTTGCTGTTCCACCACCAACAGGATATTGTTCAATTTGAACAATAGTGTTGTTAGGTCGAATACTTGCTGTTTGTATATTGTTTGCCGTTCCAGCAACATTATCTGAAAAAGCAATTGTTATAGCAGGGAAAATATTTGCTACATTAGCAGATGTAAAAGGCAACCCAGATACTCTTAGATTTCCGGTGCCAGTTCCAGAATTCCATGCTACGTTTGAAGAAATATAAACAACATTTCCAATTTTTGTGTATTTGCCATCTCTTTCAGCAGGGTACGTTGCTGTACCCGATGTAGTGCTTCCAATAATTGTCGGTGTCCAAGTCCCTTCTTCATAATCATCTAGCGTATTTACGTCAGTAGATGCAGATTGAGTAGCAGGAAAAGTAATACCTGACCCTGATGTAGAAGGTGTGGCGTTGCCAATACCAATCGTTGTTGGGAACTTTGTACGCTGTCCAGAATCAACCGTTATTGCTGCCGTTCCACCTGTCGTAATCGCTACTGAATCTGAACCGGGGAAATACACACCTGTATTGGTGTCGCCTGTGGTGGTGATCGCAGGCGTACCCACGGCACCAGCAGGAAAAACAACGCCACCGGTGCCTTTTGGTGTCAGCGTAATTCCAATATTCGTATCACCGCCTGTTGCACTTAATACAGGATTGCTACCCGTTGCAGCATTAGCAAGCGTTAATTCATTAACTGCTGAGGCGGTCGCAGTGACCTTAAGAAGCTCATTACCGTTGGTATCGTTAATACCGGTTATGACCTTGGGCGACGTCATAGAAAGCGTGGTGCCGTCTGTTGTTGCGTTTGTAATCCCACCAAATGAGCCGCTGTTGTTGTATTGGACCTGTGTATTTGAGCCACCGGGAGAGCCACCGCCGCCGCCGCCCGTTGCCCACGAAAGGGTTCCAGATCCATCAGTAGATAGAACTTGACCGCTTGTGCCGTCAGCGTTAGGAAGTGTCCACGTCACATTAGAAGCAACCGTGGAAGGCGCTTGAAATGCCACCCAGTTGCTGGAATCCGAATCAGCAAACCGAAGATCGGCCTGCCCTGGCAACGTAAGATTGTTTGAATCATCAATCGTTACACCAGAGTTTTGAATTAGCTTGCCGGTTGTTGAATCAAATCGAGCAACTGCATTGTCTGTTGATGAAGCTGGGCCATCCACATCGCCGCCAAGTGACGCAATGCTTCCGGCGGTAATTTTGTAGTTAGCGCCGCTTCGCGCTATAGGTATTTCATCACCTGATTGCGCTGGATTGCCGCTTGTTAGCGCACTGATTTTTGTATCTGCCATGCCTTACTCCAGCTCAAAACGATTAGTTGGCGATGTGCCTACTTCTTGCACAAGATAGCCAGACGTTTCTAAGATAATAAAATTGCCAGACGGTGGTGTAGGTACATCTTTAGAGCCGGAAAATAGCGATGCAATACCGGCTAATCCTATAGCGACAGAATTTCTAAGATCAACACCAAAGTAACTCATTGCTTGTTTATTGGCTTACAGTAAGCTGTTCCGTCAGTGCCACCAACACGTAGCACACTAACACGCCACGGAGCGCCTGTGGTATTTAAGGGGACAACAAACGGGATCGGTGTATTAGCGGTAATGGCCGTGCTAGCCGTTGTAGCTACAGCATCCACGCCAACTTCAACATAACACGCCACATCACACCATACTAAAACGCCTTGTGGCCCTGCACCCCACGCTGTCGTGTTGCCTGCTGTAGCACCGGCTGTAGCCGTGTAGGTAGGGTAATCCGTCTTACCCATTGGATTGAGAAGTTCCATCGTGGTTCCTTATGCAAGAAACTTAATTTTGTAGATTGTACTTAAGTACAACCCGACAATTTCATCGATAATATTTTGCAGCGCGGTTTCATCTTTACCGCACACTTCATACCTGATTTTTTCAATCTCATCAACCTGATCTTGCATAAAATCTAGGATGTTAGAGGTTTTACCTGCGTTCATCAACGAAATCGGGCCAATTAGACCATGCTTACCTTGATAAACTTCTGCAAAATTGTCCGCTAAATCAACAATTTCGTCATAAAACTTACCTAACGCTTTATGTTTGCTGTAGCTGCGTGTGTTTAGATGGACTGAGTGAGTAACATCACGAGCCAAAAACAACATGCCTATAAAGTCAGCACATTTCATGCTTGGCCCTCCTGTGGCACCACGTTTGGCATGGGTCTGGCCTGTTGAGCTTCTTCCTGACGAGCCATAATAGCAGCTTCACGTCCCATATCGTCTGGTTCTTCCATAATTGGGCCTTGCATTTGCTGAGGTGGTATCAAATCCCCCGCATCGTGAGCAGCAGCAAGTGTACCCATCACAATATCTTGAATCTGCTCCATTGTCATACCAGGCATTGTCGCTGAAATACGCTTGGTTTCGGCATCAAATGCCTTGATTTTAGCCTCAAATTCACGTACTTGAACGTCTCTAGCCTCAATCGACTGATTGACGTTCATAAGCATATCGTGCATTTGTTGCATTTCAGCGCCCATCGCTTCAATTTGCTTCTGAGCAGCCTGTAGTGCAGGATCGTTGTCTTGATCAGCAAGCAATTGCGGGTCGATGGTCTTGCGAAGACGTGCTGCCATCTCTTGAGCACCAGGCCAATCCATGTTTTTAACAAACAAGTCGCCTGCAACAGCCCATAAGTTGGGGTTGCCCTGCAAAATCTGAGCCATAGCGTCCATAGATTCTTGGCGCTTGGTCATGTAACTTGGGCCTGTGGTCACCACCACGTCGTATCGACCAACTGATGGGTTGTAAATCTTATCGATTACCACACCTGTCTGGTCGATAATCTTTTTGACCGGTTCTTGTTGCGAGGGGTCGATCTTGACCATGTTGGTTTCGCCGTCGATACCAATAATTCGAGCAATACGTTGTGTATCGTAGATTTTTGGTATCAAATCAACCAATTGACGCGTCACATACCGTACAGCACGGGCTAAATTATCAACGTAGTGGTAAGTTCCTGTGTCAGATTCCTTCTGTCTTGCTAAAATAGCACGGCCAGAACGTTCGTTAGACACCTGCCCTAGGCTTGCGTCATACTGGCCTGTGGTAGCTTTGATGTCTTCAGACGCGCCCATCTTGGCCTGAATAAGACCTGTCTGCGGCAGTGGCGGCGCAGCGCGTTGCGGCAACGGCAAAATCGAGCCAGCACCGTCGGTAACGTCAGGATTGACCTCTAAATACGGCCAATTTTGTGTATTAGCCGTCTTCCACTGGTACTCATAACCTTCAAACTGACCACCGTAACCGATAAATGGCGCTTTAGGTGCAAGCGCAAGCATCTCAGCTTCTTGGCTTGTCCAGTAGTTGTACATCCGTTGGGCATCTTTAGCGTTGCGTACGATACCTGAAATAAAGATGCGGCCATCAACTTGAAACTCATTACCTACCACGCGCACAACCGGAATCCAATTACCCGCCCATTCGCGCTCTTCAAGCACCTCAAAGCCGTTGGTTTTCATCCACATGACTTTCTTGCGATCTACACGGCGCTCGCGTATGGGTCTAAGCCCCATAGCCCGCAGTTGATCGTCTTCCATAGACCCCTTGAAGACTGACTGATTGCCTGGGTACAAATAAAGCGTCTCTTGTTTGTGCGCGATATAAAAATACTCTGCAATACGGATCGTATCTTCCGTAATCCACTGGCTTATATCTTGGTCGCCAATACCTTGCGCCATGATTGAAGACAGCGGCGCAGCGTTGGGGTACATGCGCTGGTAGTCTTCTTTCAGCAAATCCTCAGTAATAAAGCACCACTCAGCATCTGCTCCGCATGGGTCTTGGATTAATGGGTCCATGTAGACGCTAAAGCTATTGCGTACGCGAGCGATCTTGATGTCTTGATCAAAGCTGTCTTCGTAGCAATACTCCGTCAGAATACGAATGTAACCCTCACCGTAAGTGACTTGGTTCTCGCACGCCGTGTCGTAGGCCACGTCAGCGTCTGACATGTACTCAATGTGCCGCACGATGCCATCGAGCACCTCGGCAACCTCAACGTCGGCTTGATCGTTAACAGGTATGACCTTGCCGCTTGGCCGGTTCTGGCGCTGCTCGTTAGTTACTTGTCTTACATGCTGCGGTAGCTTATTAATAGTCAGGCAAGGTCTTGCGTTGACTGTCTGCCCTTGCACCGACCCACGCGTTGCCAATACATCTTGCGGCCACTGCCACTGGTTGTCTGGCGAACCGGCCATAAAGCGTAGATCATCAAGCTCGTCTTCACGGCTCTCCGAGTACGCACCAATCGCTTGCCGTAGCCGGTCGCGCATCAGTTGCAACGTATCTCGATGATCCTTCTGGTCAGGACCGCCGCGAGCCGATACCTTGCCCGCGCCTTCAATACCTGTAGGGTCTTGCTTAAGCGTTGCCATTACTTTTTCTTTGCCATAGGTTTAGGGCTTGCTTTTTTCGCCGCTTCACGCTTTACTGAGTAGGCAATTGCCACTGCTTGCTTGACGGGCTTGCCTGCTTCAACTTCAGCCTTGATGTTTTTACGGAAGGCGTCTTTGCTGGTTGATTTAACAAGTGGCATCATTTACCTTTCATAGGTTTTTTAGCGGTCTTTGCCGACTCACGAAAGTCCTTAGCCGTCGGCGCACCTTTACTACCAGGCTTACGCATCTTCTCGCCAGACCCCGCAGCAATGCGTTCGCGTTTAGCATGAATTGCAGCATAAAGACCTGGTTTAGTAGCCATGATTAACACTTCCATCGTTTAAGTGATGCTTTAGCGCGTTCACCGTCTTTAGCTTTAGCGGCTACCGCGCCCATTCTAGCGCAAAAGGATGCCTTACGCCCCTTGTCTGCTTCAGTCTTAGGATTAGGTGCTGGTGCCTTTAAGTTACTACCTGTCTCGCGGTTATACTTCTCACGACCCTTAGCCGTCAGCCCCGCACCCTTAGATACGGGTAGCTTCTCACCGCGTCCGACTGATAGTGACACGCCTTTCTTTGCCATCAAGCACCCATCCAAGATGTGGTTACACCGTTGGCGTTATACGCACGATTTGTTCGCTTTTCAACATACTGCCTGTGCGCGACCGGAAATGCAAACGTCACCGCCAGCGCGTCAGCAGCGTCGGGCGATGCTAACCCTCTGGCTTTCATTTCCTTTTTGCCTTCTAGGAAAATTGTACCCGACGAATTAGGTTTTATGGTAGGCCCAACTAGATCAGACTTGAGCGCTCTGTCGTTAGGGATCGACGCGGTTTTAAGCCACTCCTTCATTAGCCCCCACAACTCGGCGCGTTTATTACCATACATAATAGGGTTCTTCGCCTTCCACCCGAAGTTCACCCCTCGCACGACCTTGTAGCGCTGCTCGTGCAGCCTATCTAAGATACCGTACCCTAGCCCACCCTCATCGAGCACCACGAGCGTTGGCTTGTACTGCTCGATCGCGTCGATCACGCGCCCTACGATCGTCATCGTATCCTCGCCGTGGTAGCGATGGATCGCCGTCAGGTCGCGCCCTTGCCTGACCACGATCACTGTCGAGTCCGCACCGCCCCGCGCTGGGTCCACACCAATAACGATTGGCGCTGTCTCGTCCTTGTACCGTGGCCGTGCGGCTGCGTCCGCTACAGCGCTTGATGTGA